TAATAAGCTTAATGTTTATTATATTATAACAGTCTTGTATAAAAACATCATTATAATATTAAATATCAGAATATAATATTAAATATCAGAATATAATATTGTTTTACAGAGGTTTGATAATAAAAGCAACAAAAATATTTATAACATATGAGATTTTTTGATATAAGATATGTTAATTAAATCTACTTAATATGTTACAATTATACATTAAATAGATTTAATTACTTTCCAAAAGAATTTTTATGCAATATTCCCGATATATTGAAACTATGATCGGGAATTGATTTTGTGGGTTAGTGTGGATTAAAACGTATCAGCAAATGTTTTTTTATAATCTTCCATGGTACAAGTTGGATTTTTATATAACCATCCTCGCTCATGATCGGATAGTTTTTCATCAAAAATATAAGCTGAAGATTTAACATGGGCAGGTTTAGCATCGTTGTCTAAACGTAATTGTATTCCTATTTTTTCTATTTCGAAGTATTCATCATAATTATCATTATAATTTTTATCATAGTTACCATCAGACTCATTAGTTTTAATATCGATATTATCAATTTTGTTTATATTATCTTTATCAATGTCAAGTGTATTATCTATGTTTTTCTCACTTAATATAGTATCTTTTTTTATGATAGTAGAAAAACTATCAGGTTCTATGTGTAATATGCCATTACTTTTTATAAAATCGTTATGTATAAACAAATTTTCTATTAGACATTCTAGGTAATTGGTGACACTTCTTTTTTCTAATTTTGCATTAATTTTTATCTTATCATGAGTATGAGTTGGTATAAATGTTGTTTTTTTAGGCATAGTCGTAATTCCTTTCTTAAATTAATTACCAACATTGATAACAATAATACGGTAACATAGTAAAAATTATCAATATAAGTGACGGTAACTTTATATAAAATATTATCATATGTCAATATAAAATATTTTATATGTTGATATATGAGGTAATAGTGCTCAAAGCCTTGTACCAACAGACTTACAACATGGTTTTTAAACATTTTTTGAACAATTTTATAGAAAAATAATTGGATATTTAGGTTACCGTAGTTACCGTCTTTTTATAGACGGTAACCCAGACGGTAACCTATTCAAGCTTGCAGGACTAATATGTTTCCAGGACATAGGTTACTGTAGTTACCGTCTTTTCTTTATTATATAAGAAAAAAAAGTTTGAAGAAATTAAAAAGATTAAAATTAAAATTGCGCGTGTAGCACGTAGGATTAGATGGTAACTACGGTAACCTTATGCTCTGTCGCCCTGAAAATATCAGAGGTGGAGATGCGTTACCGTCTAGGTGACTGTGGTTACCGTCTATGCTGTGTCTCTGTTAGAAATCAGGCTAGAGACGGTAACCCCCTTTGAGGGAAATATCATGTAACAGCTTCAGACTCCTTGGAAAACCCTGAAGTCTGCGTGGTTGCAGGTGATAGGGACAAAACCCACAACCAAATCGATGATAATTCAGTTGGAAAAAAATATCAAGAACTTGTTTTGCAAAAAATACAGTGGAGAATTGCTATTGGAACATAGTGCATTTGCATTTTAAGCTATGTTTTAGAAGGTTTTGATGTTTTTATAGGAAATCATACATTAATAGGTATAATCTTTCTAAAACATAGCTTAAAATGCAAATGCACTATGAATAGGAAATGTTGCAATATCCTATTGCTTTGTTATTTTATTTTGTGTATAATTCGTAAACATAGATTAAATTGCAAATTAGTTGCTAAGATTTAATCATCGCGAATTCGTGTTGCTTTTTGTTTGTGTATAGTTCGTGGTGCGGTGGCTCTGTTTCCTTATGTGGAGTCCTTGCTATACCGGTTATGTGACGCTGCGAACTATTTTAAAAAATATGTTGTTTTTTGTTTTTATAAGCGTATAATACATGGAATATATCCTGATTTTCAGTACTGCTCGTAAATTGCAGGTTATATGCATTGTTAATGATTTTCAGCAATGGAAATTGTAGGTTACAAGAGGCAAGAGCTTTATGTTTCTTTCGACAGTATCCCCTATTGGCAGTTATGGGTCCTAAGGAATTTAAGTGGTCGGTATACAGATTGTCTATCATTAATTTGGTGGAGAACACCGCTTGTAGTGCATGGGTTCCGATTATTCGGTATTCACATTAACAATCGACAAACGTTTATGGCTTCCGTGATATAGTTTTATAAATTTCCTATCCGAAGCCACCTAAAAATTTTATTGTTTAAGAAAAAAAAATATGTTGCTCTTTGTTTTGAGTTATGTATAATTCGAATTGGCTGAGCTGCCTCGTTTGTAGTTTTGATATGTAGCTCATGCTTTTGGCTAGACTATTGTTTTTTATTCTCTCTCCAAGTTAGTTTTTGATAACAGTGTGGCCTTGAAAATATCGTGGGGCATAGAAGCGTGTAAGCTAATCAGCTGGAAAAATTCCGGCACTCGTAGTGAGTCGGCTCTATGTCCTTATGCAATGGGGTCGACACCACGGGTTATGATGAGAATTTAAAATAATATGGCTACCGTAGCAAGAGTTTTTACAGAAGAAGAATGCATCAAACTGGAAGGTTTAGCTTCGTATTTAACGTTAAATGATATTGCTGCTTATTTTGGTATGTCTATTGATACCATGGATAGCATTAGGGTAAGGCAGCCTGAAGTAGACCGCGCGTATAAAAAAGGTGTCGCAGATGTCAGGCGTCGTGTGGGATCGAAGCTTCTTAAATATATCGATGATCCAGAACTAAATCAAGTTAATTTAACAGCGACTATTTTCTATTTAAAGACAAAAGGTGGTTGGGTAGATTCAAGTAAATTTGTCGAAAAAGAAATAAATAAAGTAAGACAAGATTTAATCGATATTAGAATGATCGAAAGTCCAAAAGAGTTGATAAGTAAAATTGATAGAGCTGTATCCAATATAGATTTGTTGCTAAAAAAAGAATGTGCTCCATCCTAATTTTGATGATTTTACAAACACAGATTTAAAATCATTACAACAAAATTTATTAAACATTAAATTACAAATTTTATCCCAACAAGCCGAAGCATCTTTACATGAATTTATAAAACAAGCCTGGTCACATGTAGAAGGCCAAACTCCATTTGTTGATAGTTGGCATATACAGGCAATTTCTGAACATTTGGAAGCATGCTTTCATCGTGATATCAAGAATCTCTTAATTAATATACCTCCCCGATCTAGCAAAACCAGCATAATTTCTATAGCATTTCCTGCATGGGTATGGTTACATAATCCTGAAGAAAAGTTTATGTATGCATCTTATGCCAATTCATTAGCTGTTGAACATTCTCTTAAATGTAAAAGGGTAATTGAATCTTTTTGGTATCAAGAAAGATGGGGTCATATATATCAATTATCAAAAGATCAGAAGACCAAGAGTTTTTTTGATAATAACAAGACAGGATATCGTAATTCAACAAGTGTTGGTGCTTCTGCTACTGGAAAAGGAGCAAGTATTTTAATATGTGACGATCCTAATCTGGTGGGTTCTAGTAAGGTAAAAAGAGATAGTACTAATAGTTGGTGGGATCAAGTATGGACAACGCGTTTAAATGATCCTAAGAAGGATGTGCGTATTGTAGTTCAACAAAGAAGCAATGAAGGTGATATATCTGGTCATATTATTAATGGCGACTATAACAATGATTGGGTGAAACTCATTTTGCCTATGAGGTTTGAAACTAAACGCAAGTCTCGAACTGTTGTATTGCCGTCGACTAATGGGCAAATATGGGAAGACCCTAGAACAATAGAGGGTGAGCTTCTTTGTGAAGAACGCATGCCTGTTAAAGAAGTTGCTAAATATGAAAAGGAATTAGGAGCATATGGATTTGCAGGTCAATATCAACAACGTCCTTCTCCTGAAGATGGTGGAATAATTAAGAAATCTAGTTTTCAATGGTGGAAAAGTGCTACTCCACCTGATATTGAATATGTAGTTCAGTCTTGGGATACAGCATTAACTGCTAATGAGATGTCAGCTTATTCTGCATGTACCACATGGGGAATATTTAGAGATCATAACTATATAGAAAATTTGATATTATTATCTCAATGGAGGGGAAGAGTTGAGTATCCTGAACTTAGAAGTAGGGTTAAAAGATTATATTTTGATTATCGTGATACTGGAAAAGAGCGCAATCCTAAATTTCAAGGAAGGTCAGTAGATATGTGTCTTATTGAAGCGAAAGCTTCTGGAGATTCCATAATACAGGATTTACGTGCAGGTGGGGTTATGGCTGTTCCTTTTATTCCTAATCACTATGGCGATAAAATTGAAAGAGTACGCTTAATAACTACATTACTTGAGCGAGTATGGTTACCAGCAAGACCGCCAGCTTATGAATACTTATTGCCATTTGCAGATGAGTTCTTAGAATCGGTAGCTGCTTTTCCAAATGCAGAAAGTAGGGATTTGGTAGATACTATGACACAAGCATTATTGAAATTAAGAGAAGGTAGATTCTTACTTAATCCTGATGATGATAGGCCAATTGGAGAAAGTAAAAAAGAAGTTAAAGTATATTAATTGAAAAATCTATATGTTAAGAGATGAATTAATATCACAATTTAAAAACTTAAATGATGTTTTACGAAGTGAAGGATTAAGAGCAGGAATTGAAAGAGTTAGCGAATTTGTAAATATTCTATTTCTGAAATTACTAAGTGAAGATAGCCAAAAATCTTGGTGGAATTCTATCAAATCACAATCAAACGATGATATCATAGGCTATATAAATGGTTACGTTATAGAGCAAATACAAAATAAATATGGCGGTGATGTTTTTACTGCTATTTCAATAAAAAATCCTCAAACACTTCGATATATTATTGATGCTATTGATCCATTAGTTTTATCAGACATAGATACAGATATTAAGGGAGATGTTTTTGAATATTTTTTAGAAAAGACGAGTTCGACAGAAAATGATTTAGGAGAATATTTTACTCCTAGGAATATTGTAACAGCTATAATTAATCTTGTTGATCCTAAATTTGAAGAATCAATTTATGATCCATTTTGTGGTACAGGAGGGTTACTAATAGAAGCTTTTAATTATATTAAAAAAGAGAATAAAGAGAGAATATTAAATAATTATAGGTTTTACGGTAGAGAAATAACCTCAACTGCCAGAATTGCAAAAATGAATATGATTTTGCATGGAGACGGACATAGCGGAATACAACAAATTAACACGCTTACAAATCCGGATTATATTTTACCTAATGGAGAGATAAAAAAATTTGATGTGGTAGTTACCAATATGCCTTTTTCTCAAACTATCACAAGAAAAACAACGGAAAACGGCAAAATCAAAATAGAAAACGTTATATCACCTCTTTATTACAACGGCATTGCAAAAAATAATGGTGATTCGGCTTGTGTTTTACACTGTCTTAGAGCTTTAAAAGAAGGTGGTAGAATGGCTTTAGTAGTGCCGGAGGGCTTTTTGTTTAGGAAAGATATTGCTAATGTTCGCAAATTTTTATTATCGAAAGCGAAATTACAAAGTGTTATTTCTTTGCCTCAGGGAACTTTTTTACCTTATACGGGTGTAAAAACAGATATTCTTTACTTTACTGATGCTCACAAACCTAATAACCAAAAACATTACTGGTTTTTTGAAGCTAAAAATATAGGCGTTACTCTTGATAATCATAAAAGAAAAATTAAGGGAGATAACGATTTAAAGAAAATAGAAAGCTCTGATATCAAGAAGGTAGATAAAAAGCCGGATTTACAAGATAACATGCTTGAAATTGGTTTTGAGATTATAGATTTAGATAAGGTTAAGAATAATGATTACAATTTGGTTGGCAGTCTATATAAAGAAAGTAAAAATCAATCATCTTACGAAAAACAACAAAAAGTAGTAGAAGAATTAGATAGCTACCAAAAAATCATAGACGGAGCGAAACAAATTATAGATAACTGGAAACCAGCTATTAATTCTACTCTTCATATTCAGCAAGAAACAGAAAGAAAGATGATAGAATTACAAAAAGAACTTATTAAAACGTTTGAAGATAAAATCCTAAAGTATCAATTCTGAATATAATTAAATCAATATTAAAATGAGTATTTACTTAAATATAATTTGATGATATACTTAATTTGGCCCCTTCGTCTAATGGTTAGGATATCAGATTTTCACTCTGAAAACATGGGTTCAATTCCCCTAGGGGTCAGTGTATAAGATTTTATAAATTGGAGAAAGAATATGACTACTAGTGAAAATTATATAATGGATTTGATAAATCAAATGGTTACAGCTAATAATGAGTTAGATAAAATAGCTGAGTCAGAAGAGGCATTAGTGATTGATTTTGAGGGAGCAAAGAGTGATTTTGAGGATGCAATTTCTTATTTGAAAGATAGGTCTAGAGATGTAGAAAAACAAATAGCTACAACTAATAATGAATTAGATAAATTGATATTATCAGAGCATAAAAATAAAGCATTAGCTGTAGTTTTAGAGCAGTTGGTTCATCTTTTGAAAGATGAATCTGAAGGAGTGCGGTTGGCGACAATTGCTATCATAGGTCGTATAGCTTTTTATGATAATATCCTTTTTAAATTATTTATGGGACCATTGAGTGCTATGTTGCAAGATAAAGCTAAGCGCGTAAGATGTGCAGCAATAGAGCTTATAGATCGTATGATTAATGAGGAAGAGGAATAAATAATGTTATATAGAGATAGTTTTGGTGAGACATGGGATAAAAAGAAATGTGATGATGCATGGAATAAAATTGCACCTAATAATGAAATATCAAAAGCAATTGTGGCTGATCGATTAGTAGAATCGTTGCAAAGTAGCGATCGATATTTAAGAATGTCAGCGCTGTATTTAATAGAATTAATGCGTCCTAATAATGGATTAATAGAATTACTGAGTTCCAATACTCAGTTAGATGATAGCATGTTATCAAAAATACTAGATTCCTTAATTAATAGATTAGAGGACAGTAGTCGACTTATACGAAAAATGGCATTCGATATATTATGGAATTTATTAATTACCAATAAGATAGATAAGCAGACATGGGAGCTAGCTAAGAGATTGCTGCTTATGATTAGAGCAGAGGAAACGGGGATATACAAATGAGCGAAATGCATATAACACCAATTAATACTACATTAAATACTGTTTTATTACAGATGATTATGTATTTAAAAGATGAAGCGTGGCAAGTAAGGCGAATGGCCGTAGATGCAATAGCGGCAATAAATAAAGTGGAAAATAGATTTGTTCAATTGACTTTAGAGCATCTGATTCCACTATTAAAAGAAGATGAGCCTATAAGTTTTGCAGCAATATCAGCGTTAGAACGAATTGCACAATATATACGAGATGATAATTTAGCTCCTTTACTAGTAGAGCAGTTGTTTCCATTATTAGAGGCAGATGATGTAGATATAAAGTATGTGGCAGCATCTGCAATAGGGGATATAATTAGAAATAGTATAGGAATGGATGATAAAATAGTGCTACGAGTGATAAATCAATTGAGAAAAATGCAAGTGGATGAAGAAGATTTATACGGAAATGATGTAGCTGATTGTGTATTAGAACAGATTAAAAGGAGAATAGTATGAGTGAAGATTTATACGGAAATGATGTGGCTGAGTTACAAATAAGCGGACCAGAACTTTGTACTATTTGTTCTAAAAGTCTTCAAGAATGTAAATGCAGCAAAGATGATAAGTTAAAATATTATCATGGATTAAGATTGGAAACTTTTGGTATAGAAAAAGTATTGTTAGAGATATCAATTCGTATGTCGCATATTGCCAAACGAGTGGAGCAATTAGAAGAAAAAGAGCATACACGTACTAAAGCATATTTGAAGTCGCAAACTGAACAGAGATACGAGCCTATCTCATTACCAGAGATATCGTCTGACGCTGCTGAATATTATAAAATTGCATCAGAGTTGTATGGTAAAAGAAAACGAACAGATAGGGAATAATGAAAATAAACGTAGATAATAGAATTTTAAAAATTGAAGTTGTTACTATTAGGAATGGTCAACGGGTAAAAGAATTTATAACGAAAGCGTGTGCAAATTTATCTAAAGCTATGTTGGATGTGCAACATGAAATAACAGATAAATGGTATGTTGGAAATTTAGCTCAAGCTGTACAGTATGAGATATTGAATGAGTCGGACAGTGATTTAAAAGTTTATGTTGTTTTGAATGAGGAAATAATAAGAGGTATGCTAACGATAGCAATAGATGAATATATGATAGAAGTGAAAAATCAAATATCAGAAGATAATTATAAATATTGGAGAGTTAAATGAGAATAAACATAGATATATCCAATAAATTACATAATATTTTAAAAGTTTGTGTAGCTTTAAAAGGGCAAACAATGCGTTATTATGTAATAGAGGCAATAAAAAGTAAAATGAAACAAGAGCAAACTGAACAGAAAATAATATGAGATTAACTATAGATGTATCTGATGAATTTCACAACGATTTGAAAACTTATGTTGGTCTATGTGGACAAACGATGCGAGAATTTGTGGTGGATGCAATAGAAAGCAAATTGGAACAAGAAAAAAATCAAGTATTTAGAGATTTTATGAAAAAGCAAAATAAAGAAAATAAGGAATGATCATGGAAAAACAAGATATTAAATTTACTTTAGATTTAACTATGGAGGTGACCATTTGTGTAACTAAAGTTGTATATGATGTTTTACAAATTTGTGCTGCTGTAAATAAAGAGACTGAAGAAAGCTATTTGGGTGATGTAGTAAAAAACAAATTGTTAGAAGGGGATTTTATATTGCATACAATAGATAATGATTTAAGAGAGAATGCGCGAAAAATAAAAGAAATAGAACAGAATAGAGGGCAGAGGATGAATTAAGTATGAAACACGACGATTTAAATGCAGATATTGATACAGTAATGTATAAATTAATATGTGCATTACATGAAGAAAAGGATAAAAGTGAAAAATTTCTAGTTGCTGCTGGAATATTGAGAATAGTGAATTCTAATCTAATATATGGTTCAATAGTAGTACATACTTTATTAATGTCTTTTCCTCCAGATAAAGAAACGGATACAAAAGAAATAATAGTATCTCTGATATATGAAATAATATGTGCAATAAAGCACAGATTAAAGGATAACGAGCATATAAAGCCATTTTTGATGCCTGAATTAACAAAGTTATTAACAGATAAGGATATAAGTCAACATGCAATTTCCAGAGTAAAAGATGTAATAGAGATAATAAATAAACAAACAGATGAATAAATTTAAAAAGGTAAATTATGAAAAATAGCACATTGAATATGGTTTTGGAGGAACTAATTCCTTTGCTGAAAGATGAATTTGAGCATGTAAGTCAGCGAGTGGTATTTGCAATAGAAAGTATACATGTAACTGATTTTACTTTAGCAACAACTATCTTAGAATTGATGTCACCAATGTTAAATAGTACCAATGAGATAACAAGAAATGAAGTGGGCAATGTAATAGTAAAAATAAGTTGTTCTGATTTTGCTCTTGCTAAAGTAGCGTTACCATTATTGATAGCACAGTTAATATCTAAAGATGGAAATCGGATGACAAATTCTGTAACAATACAGACGATATTAAAAATAAGTAAAATGGTTCCGGATGTTGCTAAATTTGCTTTGGAGTTGATGCTTCATTTATTAAAAGAGGAATATTTTTTGTCGTTATCTAGTTCAACAATAAAGGCTATTGGACATATAGTACAATATGATTCTGTTCTTAAAGAATTAGCTCTAAAGTCACTAATACCTTTGTTAAAGAATAAATCTGAAGATGTAAGATGTGCGGCAATAGATGCAATAACAATTATAATTAGGTCTGATGCTTTTGCAGAAGTAATAGAAGCTAGTAAAAAGCAAATTTAAAAAGGATAAATTATGAAAAAAGATAAAATAGATATAACAAAAGAAGATAATCAAAAACAAATAGATTTAGTGCTTAAAACTAATTTTGATAATGCAGTTAATACTGTAACTACTACGGCTACTAGTATAGGCAATGATGCTCGTCAACTTGGAAATATAATTGCTGGATTAAGAAGCCCATTTGTTCCACATATTTTATTGTTTCGTGTGATTGCGAAATTAGTTGATGTTATCGATGAAGAATTAAATGTTGAAAATCCTGGGCCAATAGTTGTTGGAATCAACACAGGAATTAGTTCAATCGGAAATTTTATAGATAACGCTAAGTCTATGATTACTGATAAAATAACTGATGCAAATGATGAGCCTATTTGTGAACAATCGATTGATAATACTTTGTTAAGCGGAAGTTTATCAGGTTGGGATTTTCAGAATATTAATGATAATGATTAGTATGTTTACATCGATTGTTTTTCTTATTGTTACAATAATTTTACTTGTTAGTAGAACAAAGGCAACAAATAGAGCATATGAGGCAGAAGTTAAATTATACATGTGTGAGAAAAGAATAGAAGAATTAGGTCAGGAAATTGATAATCTTAAAGCCAATAATATAGATAAAGCTTATGCTGAAATAGATAAAACTGAAGAGGCGTGGCCATATCCAGGGCGTCCGGTTATTGATTTTGATAAAATACTTAAATTATAAAAGGTAAATTATGGCATTGATAGGAGAGTGGTTAATAACTATAGCTATAGTATTAATTGGCATATATGGACTTATATATTATACGCAATATTTGGTTTGGGCAGCTCTAGTAGTAGCGGCTATAGGCATTATAATGGTATTGTTGGATTAGGGAATGTATAAAATAGGAGACACATTACTAGCTCATTCTCTAAGATTATATGTTATATATTTTCTTGGGACTTGTGTGCATGCTATGTTGTTATTTTATTCGCCTATTATATTTATGCTTGCAACATATCTGCATTATTTCTTATGGGCAGCCATAGCGACATTTGTTATTGGTTTTATAATGGTGTTAGTAGGGGGAAAATGAAAAGAAGGTGATAATGGAAGAAAAATATATGGCAAATGTTAAAGATGATTTAATGAATCTTAAAAATGAAATATATTTGCGACGTTTAGAAGAAATTATTGTAGATGGTGGTAAATTAGATAAAATTGAAGAAATTAACTTATCTACAATACTGGATATTGCTGATATTTTAAAAATAGAGGATATTGAATTGTCCATAATACAGAATATTGCTGATATTTTAAATGAATCATATTGTTTAGAATATCGATTATCTAATTTATATGATTGTTTTCGGCATTTAGCAAAATATGAATTTAATAATGTGGATATTCAAAATATGTTGAATCAATATAATGATATAATTAATTCGATTCCACAACATCATATAGACGCACATGGTGTACATAACAGTGTTAGAGTAATACTGAAAGTGTATGAGTTATTGTGGAAAGAAAATGTCTCATATAATTAATGACTAAAGAATGTATATATGCTATTATAATTTTAGAGCGGTAAGGCCTTTATAGTTCTTTTGATGCTGTCTTCTGTTGTTGATTATGAGTCTTAAGATTTAAGCTTTAAAGGGGCGCTCTACTTCAAAACTTCATCTTAACAAAATCATCCAAATATTTTTGTATTTCCTCAATTTTAGAATTTGCCATATTCTTTGGTAAAAGCAATATCGGCAATTCTCTCTTTCTAAATTCGTTAAGTTCTTTGCAATCTTCGTTAAGTCCCAATATAAAAAATATCTGAAATTCCTTATCTTTATTTGCTATATGTGTTGAAAACGTATAGTGAATTTCTATATGTTCTTTGATAGTTATTTTTGTCGCGATAATAAAAAATTCATCTTCTTCTCTTAAAATAAAATAATTATCTAATTTTTTAAGTTTTTTGACGAAATTATTGGGTGTTTTTGTCATTTTTATGTATAATGTATTAAAAGCATTAAAATACTATAATGGAAATTGCGGATAATAGCATCAGAAAAATAGAAGATTTTGCTGATGGGTCCAGTGTTTATGAAATTGGAGCAAAGCTTCCGGATGTAAACAATGAAGATTTTGACCATAATATAGCGCTTTCGATGTCTGAGGCATCGTTAAAGAAACTTTCCAATTTTTTACTTGATGCAATTAAAGAAGATATCGAAGCACGTAAAGAATGGTTAACTACTGTTGAAAAAATTAAGAAATATCTTGGATTTAATCTTGAAGATTTACATGATATTCCATTTAAAGAATCAACTAGAACATTTGATACTACATTAGCCACAGCTTTAATTCGTTTTTATGCTACAGCAAGAGCTGAATTTTTACCTAAATCAGGGCCTGCGGGTTTTGAGATTAAAAACGGAGATGAAGAGAATTCAGAACTTGAAAAATTGGGTGAGAAAAGAAGAAACAAACTTAATAATTATTTAACAATTACAGATAAGGGTTTTTATTCAGATTATGAAAAGTTTTTACTTTATCTGGGTTTGTACGGTAGTGCTGCTAGAAAAGTTTATTATGATACAGTATTAGATCGACATATTAGTCGTTTTATTCTTCCTGTTGATTTTATTGTCAACGGTGATTGTACCTCTATTCTTGAATCTACACGTATTACGCATGTATTGCATTTATCTAAACGTGAAATTATTTTAAATCAGCAAGCAGGCGTTTATAGAGATGTTGAGCTTAAGCATTTAAAGATGTCTGATAGTTCTGAAGATGACAACGATGAAGATAATATTAAAACCGGCGATGGAATTGATTTAAGTGTATATAGCAAACGTTCATTATCGCCTATATATGAGATTCACACATATATAGATTTGGAAGAGTTTGCAGATTTAGCGATAGATAATTCAAAGAACAACGTTCCTCTTCCATATGTTATAGCTATTGATAAAATTTCAAGTGAGATTCTATATATTAGAAAGAACTGGAATGCAGATGATCCCAAACAGCAAGCAAATATATATTTTGAACATTATAATTATTTTCCAGGCTTTGGAATTTATGGAATTGGACTTGCACATCTTATTGGTTCAAATGCAATAAGTTTAACCACCATTTTGCGAGAACTAATAGACGCAGGTAAGTTTAAAAATTTACCTGGAGGTCTGCGTGCTAAAGGATTTGGTCAGCAAAAAAATGATATTATTGTTGGTCCAGGCGAATGGCCTGAGATTGATACTGGAGGATTGCCGTTACAACAAGGTTTAATGCCTCTACCTTATTCTGAACCTTCACAAACTCTTAGGGAACTTAGACTTGAGCTTATGGATCAAACCAAAGAACTTGGGTCAACTTCAGAAATGGGGATGATGGATTCTAGAGAGGATATTCCTGTTGGTACAGCAATGGCATTTCTTGAAGTAAATAACAGACTTCAATCTGCTGTTTTCCATTCGATTCATAAATCATTAAGTCGTGAGTTACAGCTACTTGATAAGTTTTTAAATGCAGATGATCAGGGTGTTGAAGGAATACAAATAATACCTGTTTCTGATCCAACTACTAATTCTACTGTTCAAAGAATTATGAAGGCTAGAGCAACTTTGGAATTAGCAATGCAAGCACCTGAACTTCATTACATGCCAGCTGTATTTAGGTTAAACTATGATGCTCAAGGATTAGATCAAAAAGAAATTGATAAAATACTAAAACCTGATCCTGAAACAATGGAAGAGGAAGCATTGCCGCTTGATCCTATTAGTGAAAATATAAATGCTCGGTTAGGAAAACCTTTAAAGGTTGCTGTTTGGCAAGCTCATCCAGCACATATATTAATACATGGATTAGAGGCACAAGATAATCCAGATTTGGCACCTGTTCTAATGGAGCATATTACAAATCATCAAGCACAGCAATATTTAATTGATATGCAGCAATTGCTAGGATTTGAATTGCCACCTTTGGAAGAACTTCAAGACCCACAAGTCCAAAATAGTATTGCTATGGCATTAGCAGAAAAATTAGGTAATCGCGCTTCAGAACAACAAGAATCGCCAGCTCCAATTGATCCGAATGCGTTGTTGATGGCAGATATACAACAAAAAGAAGCAGATACGGCTGCTAGAGAAAGAATTGCTAATATGAAAGCAGAGACAGATGTATTTAAGGCTCAGCTTGATTTTGAAAAAGAGAAAGCTAAAATTGAGTCTAACGAAGATATAGCTAAATTAAAGTCAGAAACAGAATTAACAAAACAGGAGTATTCTAATGGATAATTTAAAAAATATGAAAGCTGATCATTACGATAAGGTTAGTAAAGAAAAAGCGAAGAAAATGTTGGGAGATCAAGGTTCGGCGCCTGATGTAATATATTCAAAATCATGTGCTGATAAAGAAAAAATGAGACCTTTTAAAAAAGGCGGAATTGTAAAAAAGAATTGTAAATAATAGAGGATTATATGGCAATTGGAATGAGCGGGAAAATACGTAAAGGACAAGCGACTATGCAAGGTATGCCTAAATTTTCAAGAAAAGATGTAGGCGTTGTATACAAAGACACAGATAAAGTATTACCACCTATGCCTGCTAAACACCCGATAGCTGGTGTAAGTAAGCAAAGTAATAAATAATGTTACTTGTTAGAAAAGTAATAAATGATTTACATGAAGCAAAATCAGCGATTGAGCATATTGTACTTAGTACACAAAATATCGAGGATTTTGTTTCATATAAGTTTTTGATAGGCAAACTTAACGGTTTGGATATCGCGATTAATATATGTCAACTTATATTGGAGAAAATGGATAATGACAGATATCAGAATTGAAGATTATGACGATGAAGGAATAGATTTCGCTACATTTGATAAAGAAGCGGAAATTGCTAAATTTAAAGATTTGGCTCCGACAGGTTGGACATTACTTTTACGTCTGCTTACTGATCCTGAAAAAACAAAAGGTGGTCTTTTGTTACCACCTAAAGCACGTGAAGAAGCTTTGTATACTAATTTTGTTGGTTTAGTAGTGAATATTAGTCCCTGGGCTTATAGTGATGAACGCTATGAAACAACAGGTCCATGGTGCAAAATTGGTGATTGGGTAACATTTCCAAGACATTCTGGTTATAGAATGTTTGTTGGTAATATTCCACTATGGGTTTTAAAGGAAGATGCTATTGATATACCAATTAAAAATGAGAAATTGATACCGTTGATATCAAAATATAAATATTAATGATTATGTAAATGCGCAAATTAAGTTATATAGACAGTCTTATTGAGGCTAGTATCGAATTAAAAGAAAGTACAAATATGGCTATTGAAAATAAGGATATTGACGCTCTTATAGAAGCTAATATTCTAGTAAGAGATCGTGCATTGGAAAAGGTTAAAGCTATTAAAAATGGCTATGCTGATAAGAATGATTTGAAACGACAAGAGACAATAGTGGAAGAGTTTCAAGATGAGATTGATAGATTGGTTGCTATTATTAATAACTATGATGAAAACACATATTTAACAATAAAAAAATTGAAAAAAGATAAGTTGAGAGCAGAGATTGAACGGGAAACTGCATTGGAAAAAATTGATGAATTAGAAAGACAGTATTGTAATAATAGTGTTTCAAAGCAGTATGTAGAGGAACAGTCGTTTATACAAAACTGTATATATGACGAAAAAATAAAGATAGGTGCGCAAATTTGGATAATGCGCGATAAGATAAATGAAACTACTTGGACAATAAAGAAAGAGTGTTTAGATAAGTTATACATATTATCTATTACTGAAATGGATGGTTAATATGTCAAAGTTGAATGAAGATGAAAATGTAATTGCTAGTCAGAGCAATGATGGAGAAAAGATAGGAGATGCGGCTTTAGCTATAATGCAAAAGTCTTTAGATGAGATTGATAAGTTGAATGGTAGTAGCGTCACAGATAAAGTCGATACTCCAGTTGAAAATGTAGTTGAAAGTACTGCAGATGTTCCTGATAAAATTGAAGAAAATGTTGTAGAAACTGAAGATGTAAAGAAAGAAAAACATCTTAGTAAAGAAAATAGATATAGGAAATTACAAAACGATAAATATCGTGCATTAGCAGAAAAAGAAGATGCATTACGAAAAGTAGAGGAATTAGAACATTTATTAAATGAGTCGGTGAGTTCAGGTGCTTATCATTATAGTAAAAGTGCTCATTCTGATTTGGATAGAGCTAAGCAGAAGATGGAGTTAGCTATTGAAAATGGTGATGCTAAAGCTTTAATTGCAGCTAATACTGAATTAGTTGAAGCTATTAGTGCAGTAAATGAATTAAAAAGATGGGCGGTCGAGGATACAAGAAAAGTTGATGCGAGGCCTATTCGTGAGACAGAACAACATCATAATACATTGACTCAGGAATTAGCAAATGATTGGCTTGATAATCATTCTTATTTGCAGCCAAGTTCACGAGATTATAATTCAGATTTAGCGAAACAAGTAAGTGGTTTTATTAATCACTTAGATGCTAATTTAAGAAAAAACAACGAAATGGAATTGTTTTTTACTGAGGATTATTTTGATACCATTGATACATTTATTCATAACAATATAAAAAAAACACAAGTAAGAAATGAGAAATCTGCAGTATCAGGTTCTTATATAGGGGGAGTGAAGCATGGTCATTCCCCATCTGTAACTGGTGGAGGCAATACACCTCAGAGAGTAGAATTGAGTGCCGACGAAAAGATATGGTGTAAAAATTCAGGTATTTCTGAAAATTCATTAATTAAACATAAAATATTAGACGCAGAAAAAGGAAAATAAATATGACACGTAGTATAAGAGAAATAGAATCACGAGCTAATGAAGCAAAATCTACTCGAGAAGGCGAAGTAAGAGCTCATGATGTAAGAGAAGAATATAACATGGATTATGTAGGTCCTTTAACTATACCTGAGGGAGTTAAAAGAGACGGTTATTCTCTTCATTGGGCAGCTACTAATATCAGAGGTGAAGCTGTCTATAGTGTGGAAAGATTATCAGCTAGAGGATGGACTTTAGTTCCCATTGAAAGGGCGCCTAATCATGCACATGATCCACTGAAGCGTAATCCTTATTGCGGCAAATATATTGCCACTAAAGATTTAATTCTCATGGAAAGACCTGACCATTATTTAAAAAGAGAAAGAGATGCGTTTCATCAACAAGTTGATAATAAACTCAAATCTTTACGAGGAGTTAGAGATAGCTTTGGTAATGTAAGTTCAAGTGGTGGTTTTACAAATACTCGCATAAGTAGTTTTTAGATATGGCACAAACTAGTTATCAGTTAATTAACTTAATAACGGATATTGAATTAACATGGCCGTTTACTTTTGCAGGCGCTATAGTAGTTTATGATGTAAATGATATTGATGCTAGTCAAAACGGTTGGACAATTGCGATGCCTGATGCAACATTAGGTGTTGTTGGACAATATTTTAGATTTAATAATGTTTCCGGATTTACTTTTGAGATTGTAGCTAATGATTTAACTACTGTTCTTGCGACTGTTACTGCTGGACAAGTTATTGATATATATTTGATTGATATTTCTACTATGAACGGAACATGGCGTGTTATTAGTCCACCGAGTGTTAATGCTATTACTCAAATAACAGCAGAAAGTACTGACAATACTATAGTTATTACTAATGGTGTTGTTACTCCTCCAACTGGAGTAATTAATTTTGAATTGCCAACATCTCTTTTTAATCTTTTAGGTCTTGGTTCACCTAATTTCCTCGTTGTAAATTCTAATAATCCTCTTACTTTCAGTACAGTATCGTTAGTAGGCGGCACAAATATCACAGTTAATGATGGAACTGGATTATCAGGAAATGTAATAATTGATTTGCCAGATTCGATAACTGGTTTGAGTTCTGTTGGCACTGAGTCAATTGACATGACTGGTGTTGCCATCATTAGCAATACTGATACTAATGGCAATCTTCAAATAACTACTAATGGCACAGGGAAGGTTCAGTTAAATGGGATTTCTATTGATGTTAATGGAAATATTACCGGCATAAATAATTTTGTAGCACCCAGAGCATATTGTGTATTTACAGATACTTTGATTGGAATTGACAATGTTATAGTTATTGGTAGTCAGACCAATATTAGCTCAGTTACAGGTTCTGGTGGCGTATACACTATAAATTTTACAACAGCTATGACTTCCGCTAATTATGGGGTTTTAATAACGATTGGCAGTACTGGTGGTGTGTTGCCATTTGTATCTAATGCGTATTTTATAGTAAGAACTCTTACATCGGTAACTATAGAAATTACAGATGCTAGTGGTTCTTTAGTATTATCTGCTCCTTATGGAGTAACAGTTATGATTATGTCAAACTAATTAATTTGACATTGGTATAAGTTAATGATAATGTAAGTTTTAATAATTTGTTCTTAAAATATTAAAAGAACTGTCACAATAAGACATTAAAAGATTTCTCGGTTTCTTTTCTTATCCTCAAAAGAATAGTCACAACAAGACGTTAAAAAGTTTCTCGGTTTCTTTCCTTCTCCTTAAAAGATCATTTTTTTTATTTTAATTTTTAATCTTTAATTTTTAAGAGGTATTCTAATGTCTTATGGGATAAATGCTCCTCAAGGATTGCAGCCTATTTCATCAGTTACAGGTGGAAGTTGGACACAAAAACTCAGTGTATATTATATTTCTTCCACTACAGCTAACGGTGCTACTACTGGATATGCTACTAGTCTCTTTTCTGGTGATCCTGTTGTATTTAATACAGCAAATGGAGGAGCCAATTATGTAAATACTAGCGGTACTATTGCTCTTTATAATCCTACTTATGCAGATAATGCGCCTAGTACTTTTGCACATGCTCCTATTTTGGGAGTTTTTATGGGATGTGAATATTTGACTCCTAATTTAGGAACCAATAATTTAATCAAATCTCCATATTGGCCTGGAGGCGCTCAAGTTCAAGCTGGTTCGTTTATTAAAGCTTGGGTACTTGATGATCCATATGCAATATTTGATATTCAAATATCTACTCATATTGCAGCTGCAGCTAATGCGTTTCAGGGCATAATTCCAGCGCTTCCTATACAAAATCCTGCGGGCAATAACGCTCAGGCGCTACTTGCTGGTAATTTTGGTAGTAATTTCGCATTAAATGTTGGTGGTGGTGGTGGATTTGGCACTATCACAAATGGTGGTACTAATCTTGGTTATAGGGATAATCCTGCTACCGGCAGTACTATCACTGGTCAATCAGCCTATTATTTGGATGTTACTACACCTACGGGAGCTGATCTAACACATGATTATGATAAAACCTTAGCCACACTTCCTTTAAAGGTTATTGGATACAGTCTTAATCCAAACAATACGGCACGAAATAATCCTGAGGATGCGTTAGGCGCAGCTACACTACGAAATACTCCGTTCTTAAATGTTCAAGTCATGATTAATAATCACGTATTTAAAGCAGGAACATTCGGAACAATCTTTGCTGCAGCTCAAAATTAATAATATATAAAAAAGAGATAATTATATGGCAACTAATACTGGGCAGATTGCCCAATTACTTCGTCCTGGACTTGCAGCAATTGTTGGAGAATTGGCACCATATCCAGAAGAATGGACAGAAATTTTTAAGACATATCAATCTGATAAATATCAGGAAATAGAAGTCGAGATGAGATATCCTGGCGCCGCTGATATTAAGCCTGAAGGTATGCCAACTGCAACAGATTCCGCTATTGGTCAACGTATCATTACGAATTACATACATAAAACAGTTGGACTAAATGAAATTCTGACAAAAGAAACAATTCGTGACAATCTTTATAATAAAGAGTTTCCACGATTGGCAGTTAGTCTGCGTACTTCTGTAAGAACTACAAAGAATATATTAGGAGCGAATGTGCTTAATAATGCATTTAATCCTGCTATTGTTATTGGTGATGGTCAGCCAGTTTGTTCAGCTACTCATCCAATTGATGGTGGTTTCTATTCAAACTTAGGAGTATCGGCAGCTTTTTCAGAAACTGCAGTTGAAAGTATGTTAATACAAGTTCAACAATTTGTAATGCAAAGTGGAATTCTTGCACAAACGATGGCTAGAAAACTAATTGTTCCAACACAATTACAATTTGAAGCTTCTCGTCTTATGAATAGTAGCTTTAAATATGATGATGCCAATAACGCTATAAGCGCTATATATCATGGCGATTATATTGCAGAAGGCTATAAAGTTAATCACTATTTACTTTCACCTACTTCATTTTTCATACTTACAGATTCTCCTGATGGTTTTAAACATTATCAACGTGAACCTGTGGAAACAGATACACATGTGGATTATATAACCAACAATATCATGATGAAAGTTGAGGAACGTTATTCTCTTGGAATAACCAATGCACGTGGTGTTATAGGTAATCAAGGCGTTTAAATAATTCGAATTGATCACGGTATTAACTATCGTGATCAATTTATTAAAAATAGATTAATATCGTGACACAGTATCTTTTTCCGGATTGTAATACACAAGATATTTGTTTAATTCAATCTACTACAGGAGCGGTAAGTCTTGTTATAAACGGCAATTTAGCCTCAGGTGGTATTGTTCCTTTTATTAATAACGGATATAGTCGTCAGGTTTCTTTTACTTCTGCTAATAATTTATCTGGTTCTTCTTTTACTATAAATGGATTACAGAATGGCGTAGTAGTTTCGGAAGTTGTTACAGGTCCCAATAATAACACTGTATATTCCACCAATGTTTATGATGTAGTAAGCTCTATCGTAGCATCTGGTATAGTAGCTGGCGTTAGTGTTGGTTCTGGCTTTAGCGGGTTTTTCAAAATAGTTTCACCTATTTATACTGGAATAGGTGGTAATTTAAATTACAATTTTACTTTAGGAAGTACATTTGGCACCAATGTTATAGGAACTACTGTTTATGGTAGTTTAGTTAACATAATAAATAATGGTAGTACATTCTCTAATTTAATAACAAATAATGTTGGCACATTATATCAGATCAAGGCATTTGGTAATCAAGCTGCTTATATTTATACTGCTAATACTACGTTGTACGCATATATATTAATACAGTTAACAGGTTCGTCTAGTACGATAGGTAACAGTACGACTTTGACATTTTTGCAAGTTACATAAAATTTATGTCTATAAAATTAAAATATGTTTTTCCAATAGCGAATATTAGTGATGTTTGCGCTGCTCAAACTACAGCTGGTGCAGCTAATCTTAATTTAAATGGGAATTTATCCGATGTAACTCATAATCGAATATCATTTATTACTAAAGGTTACAGCAGGCAAATTTCTTTAAGGTCAACGGGCAATCTTGCAGGCGTGGTGTTTACTATTACGGGAACTCAAAATGGTTTAGTTATAACTGAAAATATCAATGGTCCTAACAACAATACTGTTTATTCAGTATTAATTTATGATGTAATTACGTCTATTTCATCTAATGCAGCAGTTGGTACTGCAATAACTGCTGGTACAGGATATCAGGGATTTTTTCCTTTGATTGGAATTAATCTTGAGAAAGATGTAATTAATTATACTCTAAGTACAGCGAAATTAACAGCAGTATCACTTCATACCACTATTTTTAATACAGTTGATAATATATATAACAATGGTCATACGTTTTTAGATGGTGTAAATAACAATTTTAATATTTTTGACATTAAAGCCTCTTCTCTTGACGATCAATTTATTTTACCAATTGCAAATGTAATACCGTGTAGGTTTATCTTAGTATATATCAATGGCCTGGTAGGTGAGCTTGGTAATAGTATTCAAATGAATTTTATTCAATCTTAATGGGCACAAATGTATAATTATGTTGAATATTTTTGGCCTGCTCAAGATTTACAAGCAGTAGCGTTGATACAAACATTAGGGTCTGCAGGTACTCTTACTTTAAATGGTACATATGTTGCGCCTCCGAGTTCTACAATTAGTTTTCTTAATCGTGGTTTTGTTAGAAATGTTAGTTTAACATCGGTTAACAATTTAAGTGGCGTTAATTTTACAATTAGTGGAGTGCAGAATACTACATTAGTTACTGAGACTATTGCAGGTCCAAATAACAATACAGTATATACGACAAACGCTTTTGATATTATTTCCTCTATAACTACCAATGGGGCAGTTACTGCAGTTAAGGCAGGCACTGGTTTAACTGGATTTTTCCCACTATTTACAAGTGTTTCAAGTGCTTCTATCACATTTACTATCACCTCTATTTTTAGTCCATATGCAGTGAGTTTTGCTACTCAATCAGTGAATGGCACTACAACCACACTTTATCAATCATTGAGTAATCAAGCTAATAATGGGCAGACTTATGCGGCTTTAATTGCTAATGCTTCATTTATTCAAAAAGGAAGTCCTTATGTTAATGTGACGCAAATTCTTCAATTTACGGATGTAATATATAATTTATTGGTAGGAGTGACTTCTGCTAATAATTCATCAACATTGCAAATACAATTTTTACAATTATAGGATAATTTTTATGGGCAATTCTAAAAAATGGATTCAAAAAGCAATTGAGAATAAAGGTTCATTGCATAAAGTGCTAGGCGTTCCTGAGAATAAAAAAATATCAGAGAAAAAACTAGATAAAGCCGAACATTCCAAAAATCCTCTTACTAAAAAAAGAGCTGTTTTAGCTAAAACTTTGAAAAGTTTTAAACATTTATAATAATGAGTAGACTCGAATGCTTTCTACTTCTGAAACTTTTAATTTTCAATCGATACAAGTTGAACTCATTATTAGAGAAGCATATGAAAGACTTGGCATTTTAGGTGAATATGTTGAGCCTCAAAAATTAGATTCGGCTAAACGTAGTATTGATTTACTACTTTTAGAATGGATGAATAAAAGTGTTAATTTATGGACACTTTCACATAATTATCTTTCTCTTGCAACAGGTCAGGGACAATATACACTTCCAGATACTGTTAGTAATATAGTTCAAGCTAATCTTAGAACATCAACTCGTCAATTAAACGGAGTAGCATTATCTGCTATACGCCAATTAAATGGTACAGCTGCAGCCTCAAGCGGAGTTGCTGCTAATGCGTTTGACGCTAATCCATTAACTGCATGTACTCAAAATGCTATTAACGGTAACATTAGTTATGATTATGGAGTCGGCAATACAAAAACAATTACTACCATTGGAGTTATATCACAAGCTAATCTGCAATATACGTTATCTGTAGAAAGTTCTACAGATAACGTTGTTTGGAATATGTTATTTAATATTCCTGTTCAACAATTTATAGCGAATACTATTTATACATTTGTTGTTCCAAACCCTATTGCTACAAGAGCATATAGAATACGTGAAACCGGTGGAGTTACTTTAAATATTCAAGAACTTTACTTTACAACATATGCTACTAACGCGAATGCTAATAATGCATTTGACCAAAATCCTATTACATCATTTGTAGATATATGGGCTAACGGCAATATAGCTTATGATTATGGATTAAATGTTACTCAACAAATTACATTTATTGGAGTTCAATCTAATGTTACTCGTTCATATTCAATAACTGTCGAATATTCTCAGGATACTATTAATTGGTTTACTTTATTTGTTATTCCTACGCAAGTTTTCAATGTTAACGGTATAACTTGGTTTGATGTACCAATGCCTGTATTTGCAAGAGCTTACCGCTTAAGAGAAACTGGAGGAGCAGTTTTAAATATTCAAGAAATTTATTTTAATAATAATACTCTTGATTTTGCGATTTCAAATGTAAGTAGATGTGAATATTTAACATATCCTAATAAATACTTACAAAGTAGACCTAGTGTTTATTATTTAGATAGACAAATTGTACCTATTCTTAATTTATGGCCTACACCAAGTTTTCAATATAATTGTTTGTTTTACTCATATAAGCAGATGATGCAGGATGTTGGTATATTTTACACTAATACCATTCAGATTCCCGCTAGACTATATCCTGCTTTGATTTGGGGATTGTGCTGGCAACTATCTTTAAAATATAAACCTGAAGCTGCAGTTATGTTTAAAGCTGAATATGATCAATCATTTGATATTGCAACTGTAGAAGATAAAGAAGAAACCGTTATAAGACTTACCGGCAGTAATAGTTATATGGAAGGTAACTAAAATGAGTTTTATTTCAAGATATAAAGGAAAGCATGTATCTATAGACCGAGATAATCCTCAGGGACTTGGTATATGTGATTATACCGATTTTGTGTTTAATCATAAAGATTTGGTTAAGCAAATGGAATGGAGGGGCGATAATTTAGTTTGGACAGGAATGATGGTAGGAAGACCTTATTTAGATACACCCAATGAGCAAAATAGACCTCCTTTAGTCAAAGATGATCCAAGACCTCTTAAAGACCCACGAGTACCACAAGATACCGTACAAAACACTCTTAATCGTGGTGCAGCAGGAATTGCGTCTAATATGGTGCAAGTCAATTATACCGATCCGGAAATAAATCAATTGCCACCATATAATCAATTATTACAAAAATTAAACAATGTAAGATTTACAGATGGAAGTTTAGTGGATGAGTGATCCGAATACATTAAGAATTTTAGAGTTAGATGGCGGAGGAGAGAGAGGTTACTTATCACTTCAATTTTTCCAAAGATTTGTACAGTTGTGGGGGATAGATATTACCACAATAGCACAAAATTTTGATGTTATTTGTGGTACTTCTATTGGAGGTATTACGGCTTTATCTTTAGCTTTTGGTAAAACCATAGATGAAATTCTTCCTTTTTTCACCACACAAGGACCTTATATTTTTAGTTTAGGAACATCTAGCGGATTACCACCTGTATTTCCTTTTCCACCTGATCCTTCTATTAGACCTAATTTTGCACAAAAAGGTGCGTTAATACTTACAGATACTCCTTTTTATTCATCATCTGGATTTTATGAAGATCAGTATGGTTATGGTTTACTTTCTGGAACGCTGGCGAGTCAATTTGGAACTAATACACTTCAAAATTTATCGACTAACGTAATTATTCCTACTTATGAGCAAACTCAAAGTAAATATGTATTATGCTCGAATCTTAATTATCCCGATTTTGCTGGTCAAAATGAACTTATTAGTAATGTAGCATTAGCTACTGGATCAGCACCAGTTTATTTACCTTCTTTGACATTGTCTAATTCTAATCCTGGTAGATTATCAGGAACATTTTTAGATGGAGGTATTTACCAAAATAATTGTGCAGGTTTAGGTAGAACTTTAGCACAAATGATAAAACCAACTGCTAATAGGTTTTGTGTATTCTCGATTGGAACAGGTATTGGAGAAATGGGATTTGATCCAGGTAATCCTGATATGCTAGATGCTCGTGTTGATCATTTAGTTAGACAAATGCGTTTAACTATGCCATTTGCATTTGATACAATTCAAACTATTTATAGTTTATTCAGTATATCTTCAACAGGAGGGCAAGAATCAGTTGCTAAATCGTTATTTCTTGAATCTAATTATACATTGGATCAGCTATATTATTATCGTTTCCAGCCTATTCTTGATCCTAATCTTAATACTGAATTGGACAATACTGATCCTGAAATCCTTAGTTATTATGAAACTACTGCTACCGAGTATTTTAATGAGGATATAGAAAACATAAGTAATTTTATAGGGCATTTGACAGCATGAAATTCGATGTTTTGCATAATTTTATATCACCTGTTACCGGTAGAATTCTTGCAGATTTCAATTATGTTTTAGTTGGAAATAGTCTAGGTATAGCAACGCCATCGCCTATCTTAATAGATATTCGATTAGATTTAATAAATTTAAGAAAGAAATATAATACTCTTGTTGATGCTGATTTTATTGTTGGTCATCCTAATGATCAAATTCCTAATGCTCAAGTATTATCAGGATTAGATAATGGATATATGTTTAATACTGGAGGAATAGTTAGTACTACTGCTACGATTCCTATAGGTACATTACCTGATCTTACTTATACTTACCTCTGGACAGGTAATATTTTTAATCGTCCTATAGAAGTTGCGACAATTATTATTAATAATTTGCCTGACTTAACAACTAAATTTATATGGAGAGGAGTAGCTGGCAGACCTGTTGAGGTCAACGATCTTACTGTTGTTGAAGATGATTTGGGCAATGCTATTGCAGAAATAGCAAGTATTGCTAGTCTTTTATCTTCACTTGCAAGTGCTGTCAGTGCGCTGCAATCTATTGTTGCTGGGTTAGAAGCAGGACTTGCAAGTGTTGGAGGATGGGTAGGAATAGCATTACTACAAACTCAAGTCTTAGGCTTAATAGTTGCAATTGCTGCAACTAATGCCAGGATTGATGCGTTACGACTTAATAATATATCGGCGGATGCAGATGTTTCATTATATAATTTTAAAATAATTAATTTAGCCGATCCTATTAATCCACAAGATGCAGCTACAAAACATTATGTGGATAGTGCTATAGGGGGCGGAGCTGCTCCTGTTAATGCAACTTATATAATTCAAACAGCAAGTGCACCTTTGATAAATGCTCAAATATTAGCTTCTTTAACTACAGGACTTGTGAAAAATACAACTACAACAGGTGTGTTATCAATAGGAGTTCCTGGAACAGATTATTATTCTCCAGGACATCCAACTACATTGATTGATGATTTTACTCCCAATGTTAATCCTTTATTGGCTTATGGTAATTTAGGAGTCGGGACGAATGTACTTTTTTCATTAGTATTAAATAGTGCAATAAATACTGTAAATGTGGCTGTTGGTCCTCAAGCTTTATATTCATTTACAACTGGGTCAGGTAATACATCCCTTGGATATTTATCTTTATTCGGTTTAGTTACAGGAACAAGCAATACAGCAGTTGGATCAATTGCTGGTTATGCTCTTACATCTGGTGATAATAATGTTTTTTGTGGATCAGGTACTGCATTTAGTATGACCACAGGGACGGGTAATAGTTTTTTCGGATATGAAGCTGGAGAGGCTAATAATAATCTTACTGATTGTCTTTTCTTAGGACGTAATGCAGATTGCACCACCAATGGATTAACTAATGCAATTGCTATTGGTACTAATGCAAAAGTTAGTGCTAGTAATTCAATGGTATTAGGATTTGGTGTTAATGTTGGAATTGGGACTAGTACACCAGCTTATACTTTAGATGTGCAAGGTAATATAAATGGGACTTGGGTTGGAAATATTATTGATCTAGCTCATGGAGGTACAAACGCAAGTTTGACTGCTTCCAACGGTGGTATAGTCTATTCGACAGCATCTGCGCTGGCAATTTTAGCAGGTACAGCTACAGCACATCAGGTATTGCTTTCAGGGTCAAGTACGACGCCATCTTGGTCTACAGCCACATATCCTGTAACAACAACTATAAATCAGCTTTTATATTCCTCTAGTACTAATACTATTGCAGGACTTGCAACGGCAAATTCAGGCGTTCTTATAACAAATAGTTCAGGTGTACCGTCTATATCCTCTACTTTACCTTTGATAAGTGGAGGCGCAAATGCTGCTCTAACAGCAGTAAATGGCGGAGTAGTTTATTCGACAGCATCTGCATTAGCTGTTAGTACTGCACCAGCAGTAACTAATGAAATTCTAATGGGTCAAGTAGGAAGTGCGCCTATATGGTCTGCAGCAACATATCCGTCTAATGTATTGCCAGGTCAGCTATTATATGGTTCTGGATTATTTGCTATTTCAGGACTTACAACAGCAGCGAATGGTGTTTTAGTTACAGACGGTTCTGACATACCTTCTATATCTTCTACTCTTCCTACTGCAGTACAAGCAAATATTACGCAAGTTGGAACAATTACCAGCGGCACATGGACTGGTACTAATATTGCTTTATCTCATGGTGGTACTAATGCTACATTAACAGCTTCTAATGGAGGAATAGTTTATTCCACCGCTTCAGCTATGGCTATTTTAGCAGGTACTGCAACAGCTAATCAAATATTATTGTCTGGTAGCTCAGCGGCTCCTGCGTGGTCTACGGTGACTCATCCTGCAACAACCACTATAAATCAGATATTGTATTCTTCAGCAACAAATACTATTGCTGGACTTGCGACAGCAAATTCTGGTGTTCTTATAACAAATAGTTCGGGGGTGCCTTCTGTATCTTCTACATTACCATTGATAAGCGGGGGTGCTAATGCTGCATTAACTGCTTCAAATGGTGGGATAGTTTATTCAACTGCATCTGCTTTATCTGTTTTAGCAGGTACAGCAACAGCTAATCAAATGTTGCTGTCTGGAGCTTCTGCAGCTCCTGCTTGGTCCACTGTAACTCATCCTGCGACAACTACTATAAATCAGCTTTTATATTCGTCTAGTGCTAATGTTATTGCAGGGCTTGCCACTGCTAATAGTAGTGTTCTTTTAACGAATGGTAGTGGGGTTCCTGCTTGGCAAACATTAACTTCTAGTGCTGTAACATCAATTACAGGAACAGCGAATCAAATTACAGCAAGTGCAGCATCAGGCGCCGTTACATTATCATTGCCGACAGGTGTTGTTATCACAACTTCTGTTACTGCAGGAAATCTTGAGTTAATAACAAATACTTTACAGAGCACTAATACGAACGGCAATATTCTCGTTAATCCTAATGGAAACGGTAATGTAACAATGCTTACAGGAGGAGGTACAGGTAACCTTGGTGTAGGAACTACTACTCCAACACAAGCTTTGGCTGTTATTAATGGTGGAGTTCAGAATATAAGCAATGAACAAAGCGCCATACGTGTTATAAGTGCACTTAATAATGTAAAGATTGAACTTCAGAATACAGCTGCTAGTGGTAAATTATATGAACTTCGTAGCAGTAATACAGGAAATTTCGATATTACTGATCGTACCGGAAGTGGTACCAGATTTATTATAGATACAAATGGTAATGTCGGATTAGGAATAACTCCTTCGTTTAAATGCGATGTAGGAGGAACTACAAGAACTCAAAAATTGATAGGAAATGCAAATGCGCCTAGTGTTGTTTTAGGAGGAGCTGGAGTAGTAGGAACTGGTGCAGGGTTTATTATTACGGGCACTGAGGTTGCAGGAACATTTGTCTTAACTACTGGTACAGGTGTTTTGACTACTGGTATAATTGCTACATTTACTTTAACATCTGCCATGCCTGCTAATATTGTGTCAATTTTCACTCCTGCTGCAACAACAATATCTACGGGTATTTTTACAAATGGTGTAACAACCACAGTATTTAGATTAAATGTCGGTGGAGCTCTAGGTTTAACTGCTTCTAGTAGTTATGCTTGGAATTATATAATAGCTGGTAATTAACTATTATTGAAATATATTAAAAAACTATGTATATTATATAATATAAAAATAATTTAAAGGAAATTTTATGGATATTGAAGCAAAAGCAAACGAATCGAAAAAAAGAACGAATTTAATGAATAGTATTACTATTGACTGGCAATTTGCACAACAACTAATTCCTTTGGTATTAAATGAATCAAATAAGGTAACAGCTGAATTTAAAATAGGTTGTACCAATTTGCATAAGTTTTGTATCAATATTGAAAACGATATAAAAGAATTAAAATCAATGATTCCTAATGTTAATGATTAATTGCCAATGGGAATTTTTGTTGATTATTTAACTAATAATTTTTCCGAACTTAGCAATGTGCCGCAAACAATAGTTAGTGCGGATACAAATGTATTATGGGTAACAAGCCTATTAATTTGTAATCGCACTGCTGCGCCTATTAGATTTTTTTTACAGACAGCACGAGTACAAGGAAGAACATTAGAAAAAATATGTTATGGAGCTACTACAGGTAATTTGATAGCTGTCTATAACAATGGTTCATCTGGATTTGGCGCTACATTAACTAATAGTGGTTCATTATTGCCATTTTCTGTTGATGGATTAACAGTTGCGTTAAATGCTAGGATTCTTGTTAAGGATCAGACTACTACAATTCAGAATGGTATTTATACTCTTAGTACTATTGGAAGCAATTCTATTCCTTGGATTTTAACTCGGGCCACTGATTTTGACAGTGTATTAGATATTATAAGCGGAGATGCTGTATCTGTAAGTTTTGGTACAGTAAATGCAAATACTAAATGGATACAGAATTCCAACGTTACTGCGATTGGAACAAGTCCAATTACTTTTATTGTTAATTTACCTCTTAAGATATTTTGTACCACTGAATTTGAAATATTGCCTTACAAATCAGTGGACATATGTGATTTTACAGGAATTACTACTCTACAATATAACGTAACTCCATATATAAGCGATAGTCTCATATGCTTTTCAAACGGTTATACTCAAGTATTTGACTGTAAAGTTTCTTACAGCAGATTAAACGAACTCCCCCTGACATAATTCCTTTTATTATTACAAAAAACCTAGTATAATATTTACTAATTAATTTATTGTTAAGGTAAATGTTATATGCCTACAAGACTCACATCATTAGAACTCGATGCATCACCAGGAAATCCAAATGCAGTATTTGCTCCGGCAGTTTTAACGACAGCCGAAATTAATGCCATTCCTCTAGCTAATTTAAGAGCTGGCGGCATTGTATATAACATCAGTGTAGGCAATTTGCAGACTTATACTATTAACGGATGGGAAAACTTTGCCCTTAGCGGTGGAGGAACTGATGTTTTTGACAATATAACAGTAAATAATGTTGCTACTATATCAACGCTACATGTTACGAATACTTCTACTGTAGGGATTATCAATTCGTCAGGAAATATTACCACAACAGGAACAGTTGCAGCTTTTGATGTGAGTGCAACAGGTACTATCGGGACCAGTGGCGCAAATTTATCTGCAGCTGGGGTTAATGCCACTGCCATTAATTCTGCTAATACAATATATGGTCCACGTCCTTCCGGTGCATTTCATTTTGTTGATAATGCACAGACAATTGTATTTTCAGGCACTCAAAGTAAGCTTAGTCTTGTAACAACTAGTGATTATTTAAATCAGTTTGATTCACCTGTTGCAGGAAGATTACGTTATGTTGGAATTGGACAAAGTCCTATTCAGGTACTGATAACTTTTAGTTATGGAGGAGCATTTTCTACAACAGGTACTTTAGCTTTTGATCTTCACAAAAATAATACTGGTTCGATTACAACTAGTACTGCAGGTATTTGTTACACATCAAGTGGTACCGGAGGGGCTAGTAGTTGTACTGTAACAGCTGTTACATCAATGGCAATAAATGATTATATAGAAGCATTTGTATCAGGTACGGCAGGTACTATGTCGTTCATGAATTATAATATGTTTATTACACAAATTTAAATAAAGGAAACATTATATGCCTACAAGACTTACATCATTAGAACTCGATGCGTCGCCAGGAAATCCAAACGCGGTATTTGCTCCAGCAGTTTTAACGACAGCTGAAATCAACTCTATTCCTCTAGATAATTTAAGAGCAGGAGGCATTGTATATAACATTAGTGTTGGAAATTTACAGACTTATACTATTAACGGATGGGAAAACTTTGCTCTTAGTGGCGGAGGAAGTGATGTTTTCGATAATATAACCGTAAATAACCTTGCCACTATATCAACGCTGAATGTTGCGAATACAGCTACTGTAGGAGGTCTTAGTACTGCCGGCGCGATTGCTGGTAATATTATAACGGCATCATCAAGTATTGCGACAACCAATGCAAGTATAAATTCTGCAGGTGCGATTCTCGGCCAGACTTTGGGTATTGCTGGTACAACAACTACAAATGCTTTAACTGTAACTACCACTGCAACTACAAATATTTTAAATGCAACAACTAGTGTAACTGCAGGCAGAATATACGGCAAACAAAGTTCCGTACCTACATTCGTATTAGGAGGAGGTGGTGCAAACGGTACAGGAACTATATTTGGTTCTGAAGCTGCCGGAGTTTTTCAAATGGCATATTCCGGAGTATCCGGAACACGTCCTATATCAGTAATAGCTGTCTTTACTCTTGTTAGCGCAATGCCTAGCGCTTATTCGGTTATATTTACTCCTAGTCCGGCCGCTACTTTTTCTACTGCAACCAGTTCTTTTACTCAACAGGCTTATATACAGCAGCAAAGTCAAACTCAGTTTCAGTTAGTTTCAGGACCTGCGAGCACTATTCCTGACGGTATTTATTCATGGCAGTTTATGATAATGGGCTCTATTACTTAACGGTATACTAATATGAATCCTGCAGTAATGAATTATTTGCAATCGCAACAACAAACGCAAGATGCTCAAGCTCCTCAAGAGCAAGCGCCTTTTAATCCATTTGATGCAGGAATTGCTAAAGCCATTTCATCAGCGCAAGAATCTTTGGGCATGACTGAAAAGCAACAAGATAAATCTTTACGAAGATCAATGCTTACTTTTGCTGATTCAATTGCTCAGCAGCCTAAACAACGAGGATTTTTCAATAATTTTGGATCAGTAGCAAGAGCTCTTTCGCCTGCTCTTAGAGAATATGATCAATCTGAAGATCAGGCATTACAGCAGAATAATGCGTTGGCAAATCAAATATTGGCTCACAGAAATGTAGAAGAAAACAAGCATCACCAATTAGGTCATCAAGCATGGGGTAGACAACATGCGGAAAATCAGCTTGAAGAACAAAAAAGATACCATAATATGTCAATGGATTTGCACCGACAAAAATTGGCTAATGGTCAACGACAAGCTGCAAATATGGACATTGCTTCCCAGTCAAATATAGAACTAGATAGAATTGCACCATTAATTAGAACAGATTCTGCATTTGACAGAGTGGGAAATGAAACAAAAAGTGGTGCTGCTTTTTATAATGATGTTCAAGCTATTCAAACAAAAACTGAAGCTTTAAAAGCAGCAATGGAAGACGCTGGTATTGATTATAATAATCCGTTAGCTTTTAAAAAAGCTATTAGAGGAATTAGCGGTGTTTTTAGTTCATTTACAAAAGACCCTAAATTACGTGAAGTTGCTAAATTATATGAAGATTTAACAGCAGCTAATAAACGAGCTATGCAAACGGCTGAGAAGGCTTTATCTGGGAAGTCTTTAACAGATTTTACAGTTAAATATGGAGATAATGAAGGTCTTTTTCCTAATTTAGCAAAAGATAATTATGATGTTTACGAGAAAAAAATGGAGTCTTTGCTTCATGATGCACAATCTGGATATGAAGCGGCTGAATTATCGATGCAAACAGGAAGACATGTAAATAAAAGAAATTATGACCAAGTAAAGAATTATTATACAGCATCACAAATACCACAGGGGCAAGTTGATCAGGAAGAAATCCCACAACAAGTTGATCAACAAAACAATGATTTTGTTATTATGCAAAATAGTTCAGGTAAACGTTTTAAAATACCTGCTAATAACGTTGAAAAGGCAATTGAAGATACAGAAGAGCCTTTAACTCTTGTTCAATAGAGGATTATTGTGGGTAAATGGGATCAATACGCAATTACTGAACCTTCACAAAATCCTCCAAGTAAATGGGATAAATACAGAGTTTCTGCACCTTCACAAACTTTAGAAGCACCACAATCAAATGCTGAGGTTATAGGTAAATCAGCTGCATCGGGATTTCTAGGTAATCTTGATATACCACAAACATTACTTACTTTAGCTGAAAAATATGGGATGAATCCGGAATATGGACTATATGGCCAAGGACGTAAACTTTTTAATTATTTCAAAGGAAAACCACACGAGCCTTTAACTGGTCCGAATTATATTCAGTCTTTACCAGAAAACATTGCTTCTGGAGCAGCTAAAAATGCATTAAAGAAATATGCTGATGTGGATTTAACTCCTAAGCCTACGAATGAGGCGCAAAGAATAATGTCTCATAGCGGAGAATTTGCAGGAGGAACATTTCCTTTCGGTTTATTAAATGCTAAAAATATATTCAATCTTGCTAAAAATGTCGGCAAATCTGTGGCTACAGGAGCTGGTATTGGTGGGCTAAGTGGTGCTTTACAAGAAGAAGGCGCCAATCCTTTAGCTGCTGATATTGGAGCTAGTCTGGTTGCACCTTTAGCTAATCCTAAAAATTTATTACATGGTTTTAAAAAAGCTGGCGAATTAGCTGTAAAAGCACCGATACGGGCAATAGGATTACATCCTGAGGGATTAAATATAAAAGCTGCACAAGCTGCAAGAGATTTGGGAATTAATTTGCCTGCTGCAGCATTAACTCAATCGAAAATAGCAGGTTTGGCCGATCAATATGTAGGTAAGACTCCGTTTTTCGGCGATGCATTAGCTACAAAATATGCAAATGCTGAGCAACAAACAAAAAATGCTTTGGAAAAAATATATGAAGAAGTTGGACCAAGAAAAACTCCAGAAATAGAAGCAGAGATTGCGAAATTATATGATATACGTGCTAAATCTCTTCCTAAAGAAGCTGTAGTAAAACCGACTCATCTAGACAAAGCTCTTGATAATATTAAAATTAATACAGCAATTCTATCTCCAGACGAAAAAAGTCTTTTGCAAACTCTTGATACAATTAGAAATGAAATTAAGCCAGAATCAAAATTAACAAGTAGTTTTGGTAATCTCAAGATACCGTTACAAGATTATAGTGTTGATAAATTAGTTGGTACAAAAAAAAGTTTAAATCAAATAATAAAATGGGACACTGATGAAGGTATTAAGAATCAAATTAGATCATTACAACGAGCTGTTGCAAATGATATTGAGGCTTATGGTAAGACAAATCCTAAATGGTACAAAGAGTTTAAGGAAGCAGACGATTTGTTTGGTAAGGTAGCTAAAAGAGAAAACTTAGAAACTAAACTTGGTGGTAGCATAAGCTCATCAACTGATAATTTAGGTTATGCTAATCTTTCTAAACAAATTCATGCTCCTAAGCGACTTGAATTAATTAAAAAACAAGTTACTCCAGAAGTATTTGCTAAAATTGAAAAACTTGGAACTGTAGCAAGAGCTATGGCTGTTAAAAATAGAGGAATTCCAAATCCTTCAGGGACAGCAACTACTGCAGCTATTTTAGGTACTATACCAAGTTTTTTACTTGCTCCTGGTTCTACAACATTCTCTGTTGGGACTACAGCTATTATCAGTAAGTTAGTGACAGATAAGAAATTTGTAGACGCTGCTTTAAAATATGCAGAGAAACCTAGTATAGCAACTTCAATGCCACTTAATAAAAGAATTAAGGCGGTTACCGGATATTCTGCTACTGTTTTAAACAGAGAAATACATCGTGAACAAGAAAAAGAATAAATTGTGAATTATACAACTTTAACTAATCAAATATTGAGTTATTCAAACAGGAACGAACCTGCATTTGTTGCAGCAATTCCTGATTTGATTAATCAAGCAATGAGCAGAATTTACAGTGAAGCTAAAGCTATTGGTTTTCAAAAAGTTGTTAATGGAAATATGGTAGGAGGAACGGCTACTATACTAAAACCTCAAGATTTTAAAGAATGTATAAATTTTCAATATACTGTACCAGGTATTAGTCCATTTTCTACGTTTTTATTAGAACGTACATATGAGTTTTGTATAACATATGCGCCTAATCCTTTGTTGATTGGAGCACCTATATTTTATTCAACTGATTTGATAGTGCCTCCTAATAATGTTGCTCCAGCTCAATTTTTCATTGCGCCGACTCCTAATAATAATTATGCATATCAACTTACGTATATAAGTTTTCCGCCTATTTTTAATGTACAAAATCCGGTAAATTTTCTTACAGATAAATATCCTAATTTACTTCTATATGCATGCTTGGTGGAAGCTGTGCCATTCTTGAAATCTGATGAACGTGTTCCAGTTTTTGAATCTTTATATAATCGTGCTCTTCAGAGTGTAAATAACGATACGCAAAATCGTTATATTGATAGAATTAGTAAGAGAGATAAAGATTAAATGGCTAATAATTTATATCCGTTAACATATAAACCAGGTATCAAGAGAGATGGCAGCATATTCCAATCTGATTATTGCACCTCTGGCCAATGGGTTAGGTTTCAAAGAGGATGTGTAAGAAAAATGGGTGGAATGTTGGGAATTATTTATGGTCCAGCATTTGATTTAGATACATCTGCAATATATGTATTGCCGAGTACTGATAGTATATTTCAAATATATTCATTTGTCAGGGGTGCTGGTAATACTATTATAATTGAAAATACTACATTTAATCAAAATTTGCAGATATTGACCCGTAAGAATCTAACTCCAGATATAAGGCTAACTAGAGCTATTGTCCAAACTGAGCTTGTAGTTCAGAACAATAAACAATATCTTGTATGTTTATTTGCTGATCGCAATGCTGAAAATATTACTAATAATGGTCCTAGTGTTATTTATTATAGTGATATTAGCACAGATGGTGTATTTGTACCATTACTAGGTATAGCCAAGTTATTCCCATCAAGCGGACTACTTTTTGCTAGTAATTATTTATTTGTATACGGATATAATGGTTCAGTAGCATGGAGTAAACCAAATAATCCATTAGATTTTACTGATTTTATAAATCGTCAAATAACTATTTCCAACGATAAAGTTATTTGTGGTAAATCTATTCGGGGAGGAATTAACAATCCTGCTATTTTATTTTGGACATTATCATCCGTAGTTAGATGTATAAACAATCCTGGACCTAATACGTCACCCGATACGCTTGCTTTTCAAATTGATGTTATTTCAAAAGATTCTTCGATTCTTTCATCTCGCTGTGTAGTTGAGTATGATGGCCGTTTTTTTTGGCCAGGAGTCAACAGATTTTTTCAATATAATGGACTTGTTCAAGAATTACCCAATACAATGAGTTTGAATTATTTTTTTAATAATATCGATATGACTTTGCGTCAAAATGTATTTGGTGTAAAGAATGCTCAGTATGGGGAAATTTGGTGGTTTTATCCAGAAAAACTTAAGACCCCTGGAAGATTGGACCTTCCTTATGGTTCAAACACTAAGGCATTAATTTATAACATAAGAGAAGATAGTTGGTATGATACAGCCATTAGCAGAGTTCATGGTGTACATTCTGACACACTTGGCATTATGTTTACATATGGAAGACCTTTGACTATTCCAAATTCACCTTCTGTTTATTTATATAAACACGAGGATACAACCCTCTCTTCTGATTTTGAGCAAAATGAAGTAGCTTATACTGTTGCAGATCGTACTATATATTATAATAATCCAATAGTTTCTAATTTTACCACACCTGTTATTTCGTGGGCAGCATTTAATGCTATGAAACAATTTACAGGTATAAATAGGTGGGTATATTTGATTGCGATAGAACCTGATTTTATATTAATGCCTCCGCAAAATCTTGGCATTGGTGATATGACTGTGACAATTAACACTAGGCAATATGCACTTGATTTTCCATTACCGTCAGCTGCATATCCTATTCCTGGTGCATTAAGTGAAGGACAAGATTCCATACTGGCTAAAGTTGATGTAGCGTGGCAAGGACGATATATTAGTTTAACTTTTACAACTACACGTAATTTCGAAATGGGTCAGGTGATATTGCAACTCGGAATTGGAGATGGACAATGATAAGAGTAATATGGCCACAAGGCATTAGTTTGCGATATTGGGCTAATTCATTAGTAGCAGATTATTATACTGAAAATCTGCCTATGTTAGACAATGAAGAACAATGGCAAAAATGGGCAGCATTAGTTGCAGGAACAGGTATTTTTTTATCAGCATCTGTACCTTCTCCAATTGATAGTGCCGGTAAAACACAGTTTAAAAAATGGGATGATTGGGCAAAAAGGCTATATATCGTGATGTCAAATGAATATAATAATTAGAGGTTTAAATGTTTGATCCAAATTACAATAACTATCAAAATGCATATACAAATCAGGGAATGAATCAGAATACAAATTCATCTCCGTATGGTGATTATTTCGGTAGAGATGTTACATCACCCTATATTAGAGGCGTTACTACACGTATGCCAACACCTATGCCAGGTAATCTCACTGAAACATCATTATATCCTTTGCAGTCTTCTACAGCAACACCGCAGATAAACTTACCTACAGAACAGGGACCTCAAAGTTATGCAGAAGGCGGTATGGTAAAAGAATCCAAAAAGAAGAAAAAAGCTGCAAATAATCCTTATCCATCATTGGCTGAAATGATTAGGCAACAAGGTAAGGGAGAAGATAGCATACTTGCACATATTAACCCCTTGGAAGCGGCAATGCTCCAGCAAATGGGGGGAGCAGGTACAATTAATCCTGTTACTGGACTTCCTCAATTTGGATTTTTTAGAAAGCCATTTAAAGCAATAAAAAGTGTTTTAGGAGGTGCTGGAGGTGCTATTCTTGGCAATATGATCATGCCAGGCGTTGGAGGCGTTCTTGGAGGAGCATTAGGAGGTGCTGCTGGTTCTGCTGTAAGAGGTCGTAAAGATTATCTCAATGCTGCTTTAAAAGGTGGATTAATGGGAGCAGCTTTGCCATCAGCAGCGTCTTTAGCTGGTTCTGGAGCTAGCGCTCTTGGAATGACAGGTGTTGGCAAATATTTAAGTGATTATGGTGCGCAAAATGCCATTATGCCATCTTTAGGCAAATTAATGGGGGATAATGCTGCAGGCAATTATGTTGGTTCAATAGGGCAAACTGGAGCAGGAGCTGCAAATGTGCCTAAAGAAGTAGCTGAAAAAGGGTCTAAATCATGGTTTTCTTCATTGATGAAACCGAAGAGTTTACTTGCTGCTGCAACACTTGCTGGTTCATTTATGGGTCGTCCTAAAGAAAAAAGTCCTGAGAGATTAGCACAAGAGCAAAAACGTTTTGCTATGGCATCTATGCTTACACCTGAAGAAAGAGCTGCATATGAAGCAAACACACTTGCTGATGAGCAAATGAATCGTAGAGTAAAGAAAAACAAATATTCGCCAGACGAGAAATTTGAAGTAAAACCTTTATATCGAAGAGCTAATGATCAAGATGAATATGCAAGAACTGGCAAATGGATAAATTATTACGATAATGCCGCAATGCATGGTAATCCACTACTTATGAAAAAAGGTGGAATTGTTCCACAAATGTCGTTTGAAGAGAAAGAAATAGATTATCCAGATCAGGGTTTTTATTATAAAGGTTCTACTGGGGGACAAGATGATGCGGTAAACGTTAGAGTTTCACATGGAGAATTTGAAATACCAGCTGACGTTGTAGCAGATATTGGAGATGGCAATAGTGAAGCAGGTGCCAAAGCTTTTTATGATTTAATAAAAAAAGTTCGTAGTCATAAAGGTAGGAAAAACAAATTACCTCCAAAATCCAAATCTTTGGAAAGTTACATGAGATAATCATAAACATAGGTTTAAATGCTTGATCCCAATTATTATACTAACAATTTACCTTATGCAGAAGGCGGTATGGTAAAAGAATCCAAAAAAAAGAAAAAGGATGTAAATAATCCTTATATATCGTTGGCTGAAATGATTAGACAACAGGGTAGCGGAGAAGATTCTATACTCGCACATATTAATCCTTTAGAAGCTGCAATGCTTCAGGAAATGGGTGGAAGTGGTACAACTAATCCTATTACCGGTCTTCCTCAATTTGGATTCTTTCAAAAATTATTTGGAAGAAGAGGTGGTAATTCTGCGCCTGCCGTTGCGCAGGTAGCACCTGCACCCCAAGTAGTGCCTGATTGGGCTTTAACTATGTTCCAGAATAACCCTATGGTACCAGGAGAATTCGGAAATTTTGGAAGTAAAGCGCTTTCTAAACCAGCACCTAATGCATTAGCTAGCAATGAAGAAATGGCTGAAAAACTTCGTAATCAGATATTAATGGATCAGGCTCGTTCTACAAACATTAATTATGTTCCATATAGAGGAGAAACTGTAGCGCCAATATCGCAATCTACTATAAGAGCACAAAATTTAAAAAATGAATGGAGTAAAAAACCGGCTCCATATGCCAATAAAATAGCTACTGTTCTTAATCGTGAACCTCAGGGATTTTCTCCAGAACAACAACAGAATTTGCTTAATATGCTTCGTCGTGGCTCTTCGTCTGAAAATATGGCACTTCAGCGCATGGGTAAACAGTTCGGTTCTAATTATGGTTATGAACCTGAAAGAGAAAGCAGATTAAAGGAAAAAATAGGAAAAGACATGGAAAAGGGTCTGGTTACCGGTAGAGCTGGTATACAGAACTTAAGTGATCAAATGAAAGCGATGGAAGGCAATAGAAGAACCAATATTGCCAATGCGTTTCATACTGCAGGACGTGCCAAAGAAGGACGTAGAAACGCATTAACTAACCAGCTGGAAGAATTTGGTAATCTGGAACAGAATTACAGGAATTTGAAGAATCAGGCCAACAGAGATGCTTTTGATGAGGAGTTGAATGCACCTAATAGAAAAATGGCAATCGCTGGTCAAGCATTAAACGCAATTAGTCCATATGTATCTGGAGAGCGTGAAGAAATGCATCCATACAAAGCGGCTGCTAATAATGCGCAATTGCAAAAAATAACGAATTTTTACAATAGTCCGCATCTTAATTATCCTGGTCAAAGAGTAGTAGATATTGATGCACAAACACGGGCAGGCAATGACCTTACATATAATACAAATCCCAAATATAGGGATAAGTTCTATAACGAACGAAAAGCTATGGAAAAAGGATTTTTAGGAGATAAAAATCTTGCATCACAAACTTATTCAGGAATATCAGAAGGTTTGGAGCCACAAATGGAAAATTTGGATTATTTGACCAAACAACAACTAAAACATACAACAGGAGAAATATCTGGAAGGCATAGAAGAATGGGTACCTATGGTTCTGGTGTTCATAAGGCGGAAACAGAAAAAGCTACACGAAATATATTACGTCGTCTTCAAGCTGAAAGAGAAGGGGCTTTAGCTGTTGTTGGAAAAAACAAATCCAGGTTGGCAGATGAAACAGAACAAAACAATCTTGCAAATTACGCGCAATTAGCTGGCCATGGAGCTAAAGAGTTTAGAGATATTTTATCTGGTCACAAAAATCTTGTTAACACTGGCAATATGCAATGGGCTAATAGACAACAATTGGAAAACGCAAAGTTGGGAAATTGGTATGACCAATTGAATCATGAAGCACCTATTGCACAAAATCTTCTTCCTTCGATAGGTAGAGGTAATCGTCAGTTAAACGGACCAGGTAACTCTGGAACCAAACTACGATATTTAACTTAGTGTAATTTTATGATAACAAATTGAGAAGAAAAATCTCAATAGGTTTTCCTAAAATTATAGTAAGTAAAATATGGTATTTGATATATTCAGATATGTTTTTTCTAGTCATTTTTGGTTCTCCTTTTTAGTAATATTATCGAAATGCAATACTGAACCTTTTATTGAATCTTTTATTAAATCTGAAGCTTTTAACAATAAATTTACATATTCTTCATTTCCTGCAATGTTTGTAATATCAATATCATGAATTTTTCTGAAAATATTTATTATTTCTTCACATATTTCTTGATGCTGAGTTTTTTTTACTATAGGACGATTGGTATTTTTATAAAAAGCTTCAATAGGTTGTCCTACAGCTTCTGCAAGTAATACAAGACGTCCGATAGTAATTCTATTAGCACCGGTTTCATATTTGCTTAGTTGTTGCAAGCTTACACCAACAGCCTTACCTAATGTTTTTCCAGATATTCCCTTTCTGAATCTAAAACGTAAAATATTTTCTGCAACTGCTTTATGTATTTCTGTCGTTATATCGGTTTTTCTTGGCATTTTTATTCCCTTTAAAAATTATTTTATTAAAGTATTAATCAATGTATTTATTATACGCAATTGTTCTGTGTCGCGAATTTTTCTGAAAGTAACTATTAATTCATCACATATTTTTTGATATTCAGTCTTTTTAAGCATAGGATAATTAATTTCAACATTTTTATAAAAAGATTCAACAGGTTCTTCCAAAGCTCTTGCAATTAAAATAAGGCGTCCCATGCTAAGTCTATTAACACCAGTTTCATATTTTTGTAGTTGTTGAACAGTTACCTTAATATAGTCACATAAATTTTGTCTGGTCACTCCTTTTATCTTTCTGAAATATGAAACATTTTTCCCTATAGTCAAATCTATTTCTTTTGTATAAATATTATGTATTGGCATTTTTATTCTCTTTTTTTTTAATTGATAATCGATACCAAAGCTAATCTATAGTATCTAAACGTAACTTACAATATAAAAAAACATAATGCAATATAAATTTTTGATATTTTTTATTATAATCTATTTAGTATATACTATGATATATATTTTATTAGAGGTTTTTTATGGACACGGGCAAAATATTTATTAATGGTAAAAGTCAAGCAATACGGTTGCCTAAAAAATTTAGGTTTGATGGTAAAGAGGTAAGTATTACTCCTTTAGGAAAGGGTATAGTAATTCAACCCTTACACAAAACTTGGAAATCTTTGTTTGAAGAATTAGTATTGATACCAGATAATGATTTTTTGATAAATAGAAATGATTTGCCACCTCAAAAACGAGGAAACATTACATGATTTACATGCTTGATACAAATGTGTGCATTTATATAATAAATAAAAAGCCTTTTGCCTACATAGAAAAACTAGAGTTACTTGAACAAAGATATCCTATTGCTATTTCTTCAATTGTTTTAGCAGAACTTCAATACGGAGTTTCTAATAGTAAATTTAAAGAACAGAATCAAATTAATGTAAATAATTTAATAAGCAAATTTGAGGTTATGGATTTTTCTGCACAATGTGCTTTTTACTATGGTGAAATAAAAACAGATTTGCAACGTAAAGGAATTATTATAGGTAATAATGACTTGTTACTAGCAAGTCATGCTATAGCTGCAGGAGCTGTTATAATAACAAATAATGTTTCAGAATTTAGCAGAATTAAAGATTTAAGGTTTATAGAAATTTAAAACTATACATTAAGTTGCACTTATGGTAACTTAATGTAGATTAATTAATCACCATTATACGCATTCCCCAAAACTTTTAACGCATCATTAGACTCTAAAATTTGAATATTTAGTGAATTATTGGTACAAGGAAAACCATCGTTATGCGTAAAATCTGCAGCACCATATCGTACTACATCTGTAGTTTTATCCGTATTTGCAACTAATCCAAATGAACCTTCCGTAGTATTAGGTGCCCATACTTTGTCGCAATATTGGAAATAACATATTCCAAGTAGTCTATTCCTGTTTTTAGTACCATATTCAATTGATCTTACTAATTGTTGTTGAACAACATTGAGATAATCAGGTCTAGTTAAACGACTACATCCTATTTCACATATTAGAATAGGTAAATTATATTTGTCGCAAGCAAGGTCTATCCATCCTTTAGCATTTTCAGCAAGTTTTTCCCAACCAACTAGAGTCCATATTTGTGCATTATCGAACAAATAATTTGCCTGATTATAAGTATGTGGGCATAGCATTAATCTTGTATTCAAATCTCTTGTAGTATCAGCTAATAATGATGGTAATAGCTTATCTAGATATCCGAAACATGGATATTGCGCGCTCCATCCAGGACCATTTGTTGCAAAACTAATTGGATGCCCAATAGGTAATTTGCGATAATTACTATATGAGACAGATTCAATTTCTGCCCATTTTTGTGTATAAGCGATTACATATGAAATAGGTACAGAAGCTTGTTGATCTAGCTCTGAACCAATTGTTATACCATAAATAGCTGGATGATAATCATTGCAAACAGCCAGATGATTATCCTTCGTAAAAAATTGCCCAGAACTAAAAGACTCGATTAAAGACGTTATCGATTCAGTCATATCAGGAGGAGGTCCAAAAGCTCCTAGATTATAATTAGATACAGGAACTAATATTTGAATACCTAATTCGAAACAATAATTTAAAAAAGGGATGTGATTATTTCGTGGGTCCCAATCATATAATCTAATTAAATTAACACCTAGACTTTTCAAATTATCTAAATCTTTACGACCTTTGAATACTTTGCCTGCATCAGGACCGTCTATTGGTGAAAAAGAATCACCCCACAAAGGTTTAATGTTGTTACCGGCTATATCGCTTCCAAACCATATACAAGTAGTATTGGCTGTGGAAGGATCGTAACCATGTGGAAAAGCATCATAACAAATACCTTTTAAAAATGTAGGCGTCTCACCAATCATTTCACTTAATCCTGGCCTCATCTGTCTTAGCTTTTCATAATTAACTTTGCGGTTAAACATTTTAATTTGTTCTTCAGTAATTTTTGGAACTTCTTTTGTAGTTCTATTATTGCCTTTTACAAATTCACATAATTTTATAAATTCTCTATTGGCAAAGTTTTTTAAAAATTTAAACATATATTATTTTTTATCCGTCTTTTCAGATTCATGTTTTTCAAAAAGCTCTACCCATTCTTTAGGATATTGTGGTGGAGGAGAATTGAAAAGATTGTTTAAAAACTTATAACGTTCTCTTCCTTTGTCATCATATTCCTTTTTTAATGTGATGGTTTCATTAACACTTATATTAAAAAATTTTTGTTTTTCAGCTTCAGTAAGAAGATGTTCAAATGGATCAAATTTTGTCTTTTTATTAGTCATATATTATTTTTCATCCGTCTTTTCAGATTCATGTTTTTTAGAAAATTCTAACCACTCTTTCAATTCAGGAGATGGTTCTTCACCAAAAGAATTTTGTATATTTAGATGTACTTCATGAATTTCTTTGTGATATTTTTCATCAACTTCATTAAATTCTTTGCGATATTTCGCAGTATCAGATTTATATTTTTCAAAAGCCTCTAGCCATTCTTTGGGATAAGGATGTTCTTCATCTAAGTTGAATGAATGTATTAAATTCTCTAATCCAGGTCTAAAATGTTGTTTTAACATTTGTATATAGTTTGGTTCTGGATCACTAAATTTTTGCTTTTCTTTTTTCACTTGTGTTTTAATCTTTGTTTTTTTCATATTATTTATCAAAATCTATGATTTGATCAAGTTCACTCATTATATTTTCTAAAATCATTTCTTTCAAGTCACCCTCAGTAGGATTATCGGTATGTTTATATGCTTTGTTTATACCACAAATAATTCCATCTTCGACTGCTCTTTCTATTAATGTATAAGTTTTAAATACAATATTCATTATTTAACCTCTAGTAATTTTTTAATATGATTATTTAATTTTTTCATCAATTCTAAATATTTATCATATTTGACAGATAATTCAGTAAATCTAATTTCTTTACTAAGAACATTTATTAAAACTGCATAATTAAAATCATTGCCATATACATCTTTATAGTCATAATTAGACCTAATTATGCATAATTCTTTTGAGTCATGTTTTTTCTCTTCATACATCCACAATGTGCCTAATTCACAATTTTCATGACTGACAGGAATTTTTATTAATTTATCAGGTAATTTCTTATCTTTTCCATATAAAGTAATTCCATCGATTGTTTCTTCTTTAAATGCTATTTTGCTTAAAGTTAGATTATCCCATTGAATATAGAATAAGAAGTTTGCTATTTCTTTTGGAATTTTAACTCTCCAACCATTCCCTCTATCTGTAATATTTAATATAGTTCCTATTATTTTAGTTCTAAAATCTTCGAATAAATTAATAGCTGTATGTAAGGCAATATATTCTGATTTCATTTGTTTTATCCTAGTTAGTTATTTTTCAAGATTTATTTGATTTAGTTCAATCATTACAGTTTTTAAAACAGTTTGTTTTACATAATTACGAGTACGTCTAGATGATTCTTCAAATCCATAAATAGTTCCTTTATCAATTGCATCGTCTATTGTTTGACAAATTGTAAATAAATTTATTTCGCTTATTCTATTTTCATGCACATTCTTTCTTTAACTCAATAAGATTTTTTATATCTTTTTCTAAATATTCACTAAATGCACTTTCTATACTTTCTAAAATGTTTTCTATTAGTATATCTTTAGTAATCAGATAGTTATTTTCACGTGCATTTTTAAATCCTAAAATAATTCCTTCTTTAATGCATTTGTCTATTACTCGATAATTTTCAAGTTCTATCGCTGTTTCATGTTCTAGTTTAGATATATTTATCTCTCTTTCACCAATTTTATCCATTACACTTTTTAGAATATTTTTTATTAATATATTGTCATCAGAAGCGTCTTGTGACAATTCGTATCCACAAACAATTCCTTCTTTAATTGCATCTTTATCGATTTTATATTTATTATTGTGTTCATTTAAAATCCTATATGCAAATCCTATGCCAGCTTGAAAATTATCAGTATCTTCATAAATTCTTTCTCTAATTGTCCATTCATCAGTATCATATGTTTCTCTTGAATCGCTTATTTTTATAGCCGTATATGCATATTCTATAGCTGATCGAAGAATACGACCAAATGCATAGATACGAAAAACATTTGTTGCATTACTTATTAGAGGTTTCTTTTTTTCAATTGACATAGTATTTTCCATATTAAGTTAATTTAGTATTTTTTAAAATTTTTATCAATCCTTCCTGATTAATATCTTATTAAATTCATCTAATATATTTTTAAAAAAAATTTTTTTCAGTATATTTTCGTCAAGGTTAATATATTCGCTAATTTT